ACGATGACGATAGCATCACCAGGAGTCTCGATCATATCAGCAAGACGCATGATCTCTTGCTTAATAGTGGAGTCCTGGTTCTTGTGCTTGTTGTATACTTCTTCGACTAGATCAGCAATAGTTTTGCCTTTGAATATCTCTTTTTCTAGTTCCATGACTTTTAGAATAAATATTAATAGTCATGATTTTCTAGGTAGTTGTCTAGGATAGTCTTGTAGATGACTTTTAACTTCTTGATTACTTTGGTGATCGTATTGGATTGGCAGTCGGTCATCTCTTTTACGTAGATAAACACCGCTTTCTTGTTAAAGATGTCTATATTTTCTCTTTTCTTGAAGATCTCCAGGATTGCATCAGCGACCTTCATCTCCTCAGTTTTCTCGAAAAGGTCTAGAAGGTTGTCGTCTACATGTTTGATAAAAAGCTCGACTATATCTAGCTTATCTAGCTCTGGTTCTGGCTCTTTAACTATGATGGAATTGACTAATGAATCATCGTCACTTTGATCACCAATATCAGCCTTTGATACCAACTTCTTGTAATTCTTTTGGTTATAGATGATCAAATACCTTTTGGCAATAGTTCCAAAGTACGAATAGGCCTTACCTTTAGATTGATCATAAAGGTCTAATTTCTGCAAGAGAAAAGAGATCACTTCATACTTTAGATCTTCTATATTATCTACTTCTGTATAGTAGAACTTAAATGTATGAATGATGTTCTCTACAAGCTTATAAAAGCCGTAGTGAATCCTTTCGTTGTAGATTTTATTTCTTTTGGCTTGACTAGGTGTGTTTCTATATTCAAGAATAGCCTCTTCAGTTTCAATGGTAAAGTAGTTATTCTTGGTTTTAGGTTTACGCTTTCTTGGCTCACCTTTCTTGGTCAAAAGAACTTCTTCTTCTTGGCCTAAAATGTCTGTCATATTATTCTTCTATGTAGTCGTTAATAGCGGCTTGCATTTGTTTAACATTCTCCATAAGGCTCAAAAATTCCGGGTCTGATTGAACCCATAGTTTTGAATCGATCAAGTTAGCACAGTTATTGATCTCTTTCATGCACCCTTGAACTCCTTGAATAAAGAATTGTTGTTTGACAACTAGGTCTTCTAGCTTTTTGTTTTTGCTGTACAGGTTCCAAATAACCCAACCTAGTATGGTTAGAACCCAAAGTGAGATTGATAAAATGGTAATAAACATATTATAATATTTTATGATTCGACACGGCTTGCCATCATATCAGCATGGTGTAGAATATGGACTAAATTACATTTCAATTCTGTATCTTTATTATACGACATGAAATATGGTTTGTTTCCTTCTTCATATAGGCCATCATGAAGCTTGATAGCAAGGTATTCATTTTCTGTAACTGGTATTCCTTTTTCTTGTAAATAGAACAAACTACGGTCTGATATTCTCATGTGAGTAACTTTAGGATTATACTTGTAAAGTGCTCCTTGTTTCTCAATATGCCACTGTGAATCGTTCTGAATATAAACAGGCTGATCAACAGTTCCTAATTTACCAAGGTCATGATTGATAGCTGAGAATACTAACTCTTCATCTGTATATGTTTTCTTCTGACCAAACTTATCCCATACTTTCTGGTAGACTAAACTAGCTTCAACTACACGGATAGCATGGTCTAAGTATCCACCAGGAAAACAATTGTGATGATCTAACTTAGTAGAAGCTGGAGCCATTACTAATAGATCTTCAATTGATTTGTAGAAGTCTGTAAGCTGGTCTTTACGGTCAGTGATATGAGTATTGATTAGTTTATAAAACTTATTCAGATTCTCCATCATTTGTTCAGGCGATAACTTATTCATAACTTATTTTTTTTTGATTAACCTTCATTTTCACTATTGATCAGTGTTTCGATCTCTAAAAGTTTAGCTTTCATTCTTTCAATGTGAGCTCTAAGTTCATCAATAGATCTCCCAGTTGATAAAAGGGCATCTTGCCCGTTAAGAAAATTATTCAGTTCGAATATCTTCTTTTGTATTAGTTGTTTGTATTTCATTTTGTTAATTTATAATTTAATTATGTAATCTACTAATTGATCTGTCGAGTACACAGAATAGCCTGCTACCCCATCCATCAATTTGTACTTTTTTCCAACCATTTCATAGTCTTGAGTAAAATGCACTATTTCTGTTATCTTTCCATTGATATCTAGTACAATCGCCATTGGATATTCATTACACCCAGATAATTCTTCAGTATAGTCACAAATTTTATTGTCTCCATCACAAGAGACATACTCAAATTTGCTACAGTAAAAGTTTAACTTATTTTTGAGGGCATTACATCTAATGCATCCTTCCAAAACCAACAATTTTACTTTAGGCATAATTTGTAACTTCTTCTAAAAATTCGTTATCTAGTTCTTGCATTAAATCTATCCAAAACAATTTTTCATCATCTTTAAACGTATCAAAGTGTAAAGATAAATAGATATATAATGCTTCTAGTTGTTCTTCTGTTATTTTTTCTTCTATCATAAAATGATTTTATTATATAGGGTATTGCCTATATATAAAGTGAAGTTTGACGTCGTTTTTTGTCTTAGTTTATATTTAAAAGCCCTAGCGGACTATGACCGTCGGATTAACCGATATTCTTTTAAACTTTCACTTTCGACTATCTTTCTATACCTGAAGCATATCTTAGTCTTAGCTCCTGGTAGCCGTTCTTGGCTATTTGATCTAACTCTCACTCATGGAATCTCACCAAGCTATGGAGTAGAGTCAACTAGACCCGGCGTTAGTTACAACCAATATACAACAAATATTTGAAACGGAAAAATTTTTTTATAAATATTTTTTTTTCTCGTTTTTTTGTGTTATATTAGCTAGATGGACAAAGAATTACTCGTTTTAGGTCTTCTGGAGACAGTATTAGGTAAAGGAAAGGGTTCAAAGACTACTATGGACTACGCTTTCTATTGCCCTATATGTAAACACCATAACCCTAAACTTATAATCAATATCAAGACTGGCCAATATAACTGTTGGACTTGTCACCCGGCTACAAAAGGTAAAACACCAGTGTCACTCTTTAAAAAGATCGATGCACCAACAGAGAAGACACTTGAGATGAAAACCTATTTTCAAGGAGACAATACCAAGATTGATACCACGAAGTCTAATAAAGTAACCCTACCAGAAGAATTTATCTCTTTATCTAACCCAGATAAGTCACTAGAAGCAAGACACGCTTTAGCTTATTTGAAGAAAAGACAGATCAGTCTACAAGACATACAAAAATACAACATCGGCTATTGTAAGACTGGAAGATACAGAAATAAGATTGTGGTTCCTTCTTATAATAGTGATGGGAACATCAACTACTTCATAGCAAGATCATTTGAGAAAGATCCATTTCAGAAAATAGACGCACCAAGTTGTAATAAAACAGAATTGATAGGGCTTGAGTACTTCGTTAATTGGTCTGTTCCAGTTATACTATGTGAAGGAATCTTTGATGCGATTGCAATTAAACGTAACGCAATCCCATTATTTGGAAAGACTATTCCTAAGTCACTCATGATGAAATTAGTAGAATCTGAAGTAAAAACAGTATATTTAGCATTAGACAAAGACGCTTTAAAAGAAGCTCTTAATTATTCACAAACTCTTCTCGATCATGGGAAAGAGGTATATTTAATCGAGTTAGAAGGAAAAGATCCATCGGATCTAGGCTTTGAATACATGACTAAACTGCTACACAAAGCAAAGCCACTTTCATTTGCAGACCTTCTACTCAAGAAAATTCAATTAATATGATTGAACAGTCAAAGAACGTTTACAAGGATAAATTCTTGAAACGTATTGTTGAAACTGATCCTGATCTTAGACAAATCACACTTCACGACTCTAGATACTATCAAAGGTCTCCTGGTGTTTTTTATCCTTCTGTCACTACAATCTTAGGCTATTTCCCTAAAGGTTCTTTCTTTGAAACATGGTTGAAAGACATGGGACATAATGCTGATATTGTTATGAGGCGTGCTGGTGATGAAGGAACACAAGTACATGAAGCCGTAGAAAAGTTTCTTCGTGGTGAAGAGATTCGTTGGATTGAGTCTGATGGTAGAGTTAACTATCATACACATGTATGGAAGATGATCTTGTCTTTTGTTGACTTCTGGACCACCTATAAACCAACACTACTACTATCTGAAGAGTTTATGTATAGTGATACTCATAAGTACTCTGGAACATTAGATCTACTTGTAGAGTTAAACGGTCAGAAGTGGATCTTAGATATTAAAACGTCTAACAATATTCACGAGAGCTACTATCTACAGATGTCTGCTTACACAAAGGCTTATGAAGAGAGATACCTTCAAACTGTTGATCGTAATGGTATCATCTGGCTTAAGTCTAGCAAAAGAGGGCCTGATAAGACTGGGAAGAAAATGCAAGGTGCAGGCTGGGAGATCATGGAAGGTAAAAAGACCTTAGACGAATACTTCCAAATGTTCTTGCATACTTACGAAACTTACAAGATCATGCACCCAGAGACTGACATTGAACTCTTAACCCTTCCTAATACGGTTAAGTTAGGG